CCTTTTTTGTGCTTAGCTTACCCGCTTCCACATGAACACGACCAGATATGGAGGAAGGTTGTTGTGCGGCTTGCCGCCGCCAGTAGCCCCCGTCACGCCGCCTTGGTCAACGACAGCATTCGCGCCTTCCCCGGTTCCGGTAAGTCCCCACGCTTTGGTGTTGCTCCACTCAAGTCTCTCGGAGTGAGTGTGCGCCGGAATCTCGTCCACTGTGAGAGTATGCTCAACTTCGCCGCCCATCTCACCGGCAGGGAAATTCTCTTTACCGGCGGGGTACTCGCCCCAGTAGTCGGTCGTATTCGCTGCGTTGGCTCCAGAACCAATGAGGAATCGACCTTGCGAGATTCGCTCCCAAGTGCCGCCGAAGAGGGTAGCCGGGTCAGTATCGGTCACTGATAGGTAGATTGCCCCGACCGGGTAGGCTCCCTGCGCTGTGAGCCATGCCGAATCGCCGAGTTGCAAAACGTCCGATTGGCTCGGCAGGCAGTTCACGCCGACGCTCGATTTCTGGGTGTCAATGAAGAACGACGGGATGCCCTTTCCAAGCGTGAGGTTGTAGTCGGTCGATTCCAGCCTGTCCGCGATGGTCACGACGAAGTCGTAGGCGGAATCCCTGTCGCACGTCACCGTGGACTGGATTGAATCGGCCAACTCGATTGGCGTTCCGTAGCTCGAATCCGAGACCTTCTTGAACTTCGCGGCGATTGTCACGGCGTTCTTGCCGTTCAGGTACGAGTAGCGCGCGTTCGCGGTGATGTACGTCGTAGGCTCGAAGTTGTTCAGTCGGTGCAGGTCGATGACCGCAGTAGGTGCGCTGTAATCATCGACGGTCACCTGAACCGATTTGCTCGCAGTGAACCCACGGCTGTCCGTTGCCGTGACTGTCAGCGCCTGAGAATACGAGACGTCAACAGCACCGAGCGAGACTGTCCCAGAACTCTTAACTGTCTTTGATACCCCACCGAATGCGACGGTGTAGCTCGCGATGGTCGCGCCCTTCTTTGCTGTCGCGGTGGGCACTTTCACCGCAAGCGTCGAATGGTTCTGGACGATGCGCGACTTATCCCCAGTCACCGCCACCGTTGCCGCGTTGGCGTCCTCATATGAGACCGCCCCAAGCTCGGGCGCCGCATCGACGATGTTCATCTTCCTATCAGCGCGCGAGTAGTACGCCGTGCCGTCGATGGTCGTTTCCAGAACGTATGTGACCTTCAGCGTCTGCGATTTCTTGCTCGCGTTGCGCAGGGCCGTGCGCTCCGAATCGGTGAGCTGCATCGTGTACGAGCCGCTTGCCCCGCTTATCGCTCCGGCCCTCGTGATGCTCCCGCCCTCGAACTCGATTGAGACGTCGCACGAGAACGAAGACGGGTTGCTGTAGGTGAGCGTCGGGTCCGTCTCGTCGGTGAAGTCGTTGGCGGTCACGATGGTCGCGTTTCTGGCTATCCTGTCGAGGGTGATTGAGCCAGATGCCGTGATGCTCCCGACCTTCTTGCCGTCAATCGTGGCGTTGATGTTGAACGTGTCGATAAGCTGCGCGACCTTGGTTCCGTCCGCGTCATGCGACACCCTGTGGACGGTCGTACCGAGAAGGACGGAGCCGCCCTTCTGGTTGATGGCCCCAGAAGTGTATCCCTGCGAGACACCTCCGACAGAGCATGTGTTCGTGCGAGAAGCGATGTTCAGCGAGTACGCGGGGCCGATGACGAGCGTGTGCTTGACCGTCACGTCGGAATAATTGCCAGCCGCGTTCTGAACCGCGCTCCAATCAGCGCGTAGCGTGTAGCCGCGATATGCGCCTGTGATGCTTCCGCTTGATGCCATTCGATTCCCCCCTTCCTATGCGAGTGCTACGAACGCGATTCCCGTGCTCGCGTCCGTCTTGATGGGTACCATCTTGAGCAAGCCGCCGACAGCGAGCGAGCTGTTGATGTACCCGTTCGCCATGTAGAACACGCCGTCGGTAACGCCGTAGGTCGCGTTTCCCTGCGCGTCGTAGCCGACAAGCCCCTGCGAAGCGTTGATTTCGATTCGCGAGCCGTCGTTGGCCCACATGCGAAGCCCGTCCTTGTCGAGCTGTCCCAGCAGCGAGCCGCCAGCAGAGCGAACCTCCATCACGCCGTTGCCGTTGCCGCTTCCGCCCAGCTTCAGCGTGCCACCCTTGATTAAATCGGCCACGAAGTTGATGACGTTGATGTGCTGCATGTTCATCGTTCCGTCGATGCCCCACGCGCTCTCGAAGGCGCCCGCGATGCCGTTGCGCGAGAAGGCGATACCGTTATCGTTAATCATGATGACGTTGTGCGCGTCCTCCTTCGGCAGCGAGTCCAGCACCATGATTTTCGAGCCGTCGTAGATGACGTACGAAGCGCCCATCGACTGCGTGATGGTCTGCGTGACCGTATCCGTAACGCCCTGAATAGCGCTGTTGACCGTGCTCTGGGCGGCGCTCTGTGCTGACGATTGGAGCGACCCAGCAAGCCCGCTGAGCGTCTTCTGGAAGTTCCCGAACTCGATTTCGGTGTACTTGCCGAGAATGCAGTCGTAGGTGAACCCGATGACGCTTGTCAGGATGTGCACGCCAAGGCGCTCGTCGATGACTTCCACGGTGTCACCGATGTCGGTCACGCGTTCGAGGTTGGCCTTCAACGTGTAGTTGACCTTCGGCACGCAGTTTGCGTTGACGTAATCCTGTGCCTGCCTTCTCAGGTCATCGACAAGGGCTTTACGGTATGCCGTCTCGTCGTTGCCGTAATAGTCTTTCTCGATTGAGGATTGCGAGAACGAGACGGTCTTGGTGAACGGTATGTCCCATTTCTGCTCGCTCTCGACGTAGATTGACGCGCTCGGGTCTTGGTCGTTCAGCAGAATGCCGTCCTTGCCGACTGGCAGCAGCTTCGTTACGACGCCGCTCCAATCGTACTTGCACGTTAGTTCCTTCAGGTTCTTGCGGTACCTGACGGTCACGCCATTGTCTGCCCCGATTGACTGGCGAAGCTCGATGCGGAAATTATCGCGCACCAGATGCCCGCCCCAGCGCTCGATGACCGTCTGGATTGCCTCGTAAAGCGACTTGCGGACGCAGCGGAACGAGCCAATCGTCTGCACGTCAGAGATGACGGCAAACTCGCTCTTCGGCTCCGTCGCTTCGTTCAGGTGGTCGAGCGCCGAGTTTGCCGTCATGTCAACGACGTACGAATCCGCGATGAGGTAGTTCTTGGAATCGTAGAACACATGCCACGCCTTCAGCGAAACCTTGGTGCTCTTCTTGGTCACGTCCGATATGCGGAACGCCTGCGCCCCCTGCGGCGTGTCGGCCACGATTATCCTCCCGCTGGTCAGATAGTCGGCGTACTTCGTGCTCGCTTCAAGGTCTAGGTAGTAATCGCCGTTGTCCTTCTTTGTCACCTTGGCCTTCGTCGGAAGAACGACTATATCGCCGTTGGTGGTGAAGCTCTTGTCGGTAGCTTCGAAAACCCTAATCATAGATGCACCTCCCTATATGACAAGGGGGCGCATCGCTGCACCCCCTGAGCGTTCAATCTTTCTACGGCCCTAAAGCTCGATGCCGTAAATGTCCTTGTATGCGGCCTTCGTAGCGTCCTTGTACTTCTCGGGAACGCTGTCGAAAGTGCGAAGCCCCTTGTAAATCAGTCGCGCGTAGATGTAACCCATTCTATGCCCCTTCCACGATGGTCGCTACAGCTTCCTGTAGCTCGCTGATTTGCTCGGCGTTGATTTCGTCCTGTCCCTTCACGCGGCTGGTGAAATGGGCAACGACGTTCTCGCCGTCCGTCTCGGCCTTCACGGAAACGGGCACGAGGTGCTGCACAACGGTACCGTCGAACTCCGCACCCTTCAGGTTGTCCTCGGTGAACTCCGCGCGGATAGCGTCAAGCTCAGCGAAGGTCTTAACGACAGCCACGCAATCGAGTGCTGTGCCCCCGTCAGTGAAATCGATGGTCTTTCCGTCTGCGAATTTGTAGGTCTTTGACATAGTTTCCCCTATCACTACTTTGCTTCTAAATCATCTGGTTCAGTATATATCCAAGATACCGTGCCGTATAGCGAGTTGGCACTTCCAGAAGGGGCAACTCCTGCATATATGTACACATGAGGGTCCTTGTCTGCTTTAGCTGGAACCCAAATTTGACCAATGTTGTTGCTCTGCCTGTGTGCCAACACGCTGTAAAAACCAGTGTCCGGCCTAAACTTTTCAGGAATTATCTCAGATATCTTCCACGGCGTTCCCACGGCTACACCAGTAACGCCACTAACTGTAAGTGTCGCCATGCATCCTCTGGCGTAGAATATTACATCGCCGCTATTCTCACTATCGTATAGCTTGAAGTACGCACTCGGGGATACGGACTTCCCGATGGTAGCAAGCTCCCCCGTTACCGTCGTGGCAGTCGAATTCGAATTGCCGATGGTATTGCCCTTGGAGATTGCAGCCTTCACCTTGCGCAGACCGCCGTTGACCACCACGTAATCGCCAGCCGCGTACGCCTGCGAGGCGGTTGCAGAAGATTCCACCGCCGCGCTCGGGACGATTTGTCGCTGAAGCGAAATGTTGTCTGCGTTGTTGATGGTGAAAGTGCTCGTGGTGTTGTCGGTGTATGTGATTGTGTAGGTATCGACGGCCCCCGTGCTCGCGGTCTTGATGATTTTCGAGATGCCGCGCCCGTCCTTGCCCTTGACGTTGCCAATGATGATTTTAGCCATGTTATCCCTCCTGAATTATATAATAGACGTTTCCAGTGCTTCTATCGTATTCGAATCTTGGTGGGGTGCTTGCTGCGTCGCTGTAATATGCGACAAGGTTCCCATCGTTATCTACACCAAGCGAGAAAAGCCCAGATGCAGGCACTGTAATACCTGCATCTCCCTTGTCTCCCTTTGCGCCTGTGTCTCCCTTGTCTCCCTTGTCTCCCTTGAGACCCTGCGGCCCTTGTGCGCCTGTGTCTCCCTTGAGACCCTGCGGCCCTTGTGCGCCTGTGTCTCCCTTGAGACCCTGCGGCCCTTGTGGGCCTGTGTCTCCCTTGAGACCCTGCGGCCCTCGTGCGCCTGTGTCTCCCTTGAGACCCTGCGGCCCTTGTGGGCCTGTGGCCCCCTTGAGACCCTGCGGCCCTTGTGGGCCTGTGTCTCCCTTGTCTCCCTTCGCGCCGGTAGCCCCGTCATGCCCCTGCCTTGCGACGCTGTAGGATACTGAACCGTCAGAATAGGTGAGCTTAGTCCAAAGGTACTGACCCTGTGGGGCTGACACTACGCTGTTGCTCCACGTCCCCGAGGGTGGTGTGGTGTTGCTCGCCCCCGCTTGGTACTGGATGGACGATGTTTTTAGCGGAGCACCGGTCGCGCCCTTGGGGCCGGTCGCTCCGGTGTCTCCCTTGATACCCTGCGGCCCTTGTGGGCCGGTCGCTCCGGTGTCTCCTTTGAGACCCTTCGGCCCTTGTGCTCCTGTGTCTCCCTTCGCGCCCTTCGCGCCGTTGGTGACGGTGAAGCTGCCAGCGGCGCTGCCGTCAGAAAAAGTGGCGGTGTAGGTATCTACAAGCCCAGAACTAGCGGTCTTCTCGATTTTTGAGATTCCGCGCCCGTCCTCACCCTTGTCTCCCTTTACGTTTCCAACTAGAATTTTAGCCACAGAATACCCCCATCTAGATTATGTAGTATACGTTTCCGCTCTCGCGGTCATATTCGAACTTGGGTGCTTCGCCCGTGCCTGCATCATTATAGCTTGCGATTAGATTTCCGTCAGAATCGACGCCAAGGTTGAAAAGTCCAGAAACGGGCACCGAGATTGAGCTTCCGGTGTCTCCCTTCTCGCCCTTCTCGCCGTCGCGCCCGTTCTTGACGTAGAAACTGCTCTCCGTCCCGTCAGTCATCTTGACGGTGTACGTATCTACAAGGCCGTCCGAAGCGGTCTTGTAGATTGACTCGATGCTCGCTCCAGCTTCCCCTTTGAGGAGCATCACCTTGACGGTCTCGTCTATCTTCGCCATTCAAACACCTCCTAGAAAGTAATGTCCTGCATGATTTCGATGACCCCGCGCATGACCGTGAAAACATCGCCGTTGCAGCCGATTTCGAAGTCGTAGAAGTACTTCCCGGGTTTCGCGTTTGCCGTGTCGCTCGGCGCGACCCGCACAACGTAAGAACCCTGACCGACCTTGGAAACGCCGTCCGAAAGAGACTTCTTGAAGAGGAATCGGTTGTCACTGCGGTTGGATTTGCAGGTGAAATAGGCTCGCTCCAAATCCTGCCCGAAAGGCGCTCCCTCTTCGTCGCAGACCTGAATCCCGAAGGAAAGGGTATCACCGCGCGTCATGCGGATGTACTTGTCCTCCATCGTGAAATTAGTTCGCATCATAACCACCTCGAGAAATCTTCGACCTTGATTCCGGTAACATCGCCGCTCCATGATAAGACGTTCTCGCCGACTTTCAGGCGCAAGTCGGCGTAATCGCCCGTGACGTGTCGGTTCATCAGGGCATCGCCATGGTACGCGTTCATTTCCTCAGCATCTACCGTAATGCTGCCGCCTTCGATTAGGAAAGATAGCACGGTGACCGCGTTGATTGAAAGCTCGACGTTGCCGCTCCCGTACACCGTGACGGTCGGCCTTGACACGACGTTCCCGCGATTCGTCAGCGAAATCTCGCTGAAGCTGTTGCTCGCCATTGTGACGCTCAACGTGAAGTCTACAGAAGTCCCGGCCCTAATGTCGAGCCAGAGCGCGTCATACTCGGCGTTCGAGTCAGCCGTCGCGGTCATGGTCGAATCGCCGTTGCTCTTCAGCTCCATGTACGAGCCGCCGAAAGACTTGGACGGTGAGCCGTCGATGAGCCTTAGCGCGCACCCAGCGGCGCTGCCGCTAGCCGAAGCGATGAGTGTGTAGCTGCCAGAGAGCGGCATGCGCTCGACTGGAACCTCTATATCGACATCGCTAGTTGCCTTGCCAGCGACCATGATGCTGCCGTCGCTAGAAGTGACCGTTATGCCGAACTTGCTGACCGTCGAATCACAGACGTGCAGGAACTGGTTAACGATATCGAAAGTCCTGTCCACCGCATCATACTTGAACGGCTGAACGTGCAACTTCACCTTAGCCGTGCGGAACCGTATCAGGCGCTCGAAGTCGATTTGGTCGAGAATCTGGTAGCGGTAGTACTTGTCTGGCTCGTTGCCGAAAACGACCTCACCCTCCGAATCGAAGAACGAGATTGCATCGTCGATGTCGAAGTCACCGTGAAGGCCGATGCTCAGCTGCTTGTCGTAGGCGGAATAGCCCAGCTTCGTGACTACATCCCCGTCGCGTCCGTCGATTGTCTCAATGGACGTGCGCATTTTCGGCTTGCTGATTGGCGGAAGGGACTGGATTATCAGCCCCTTGACGCTCGTGCTCTTCTCGCCGTTCAGCTCGACGTAGTTAATCATATGAAACACCTCCTATGCGTAAATCGCGTTTGTGACCGTGCGCTCCACGAACTTGCCGGCAACCTCGTCATCGAGCACGATATGCACGCGCTCCAAAGCTTCGATGACCGCATCAACTACGCTGGAATTGGCAACCACCCCAGCTGCGGAATAGCCGCCGTATGCAATCTGCTGGTCGCTCACGAAAGCCGAAGGGTCGGGCATTGCGTCCTGCATCTGGCCGACAACGCTGCCCATCTCGTCGGTGAAGCCCTCGCCGATGCCTTGGGCGATGTACTTGCCGACTTGGTCGCGGAACAGGCGCGAAGGCGAGTGGATGCCGAGGGCGTCCTTCATGCCGTCGAGGATGCCGGACGCGAAGCTCTTCACCTGGCCAGCCAGCCATCCAGCGGCACCGCTGATGCCGTTCCAGATGCCGCGCACAATGTCACCGCCGATGCTGAGAACGCGACCCGGCAGCGAGGCCAACCCGTTGACCACCGCGTTGAACATGCTCCTTGCGCCCGCTGCGCCCTTGCTCGCCATCTGCCCGGCCCACGAACCGAGGTTCGAGATGACGTTGCCCAAGAAGTTTGCGATGCGCCCGGGCAGCTGCGAGACGAAGTTGATTGCGTTGTTCAGGAACTGCGAGCCAGCGCGTGAAGCGTTGGATGCCATGTTCGAAGCCCAGCCGACGACGTTGGAAATGACGTTGCTCAGGAAGCTCGCGACGTTCGCGGGAAGGTTCTGGATGAAGTTGATGGCGTTCTCCACGAACTGCGAGCCAGCCGAAGCGGCGTTGCTCGCCATATTGGAAACCCACGAGATGACGTTGCCGATGACAGTCCCCAGCAGGTAGCCGATGTTATACGGAAGATTCTGTACGAAGTTGATGACGTTGCCGACGAACTGCGAACCGGCGCTCACGGCGTTCGATGCCATGTCCGAAACCCATCCGGTAACCGTTGCGATGACGTTGTTCAGCCAGTCGGCGAACATCTGCGGCAGCTGCGAGATTGTTGTGCCGAGGTTAGAGAAGAAGTCCCCGATTGCCTGAACCGCATCGCCGATGAAGTCCTTGATGCCATTCCACACGTTCATGACCGCGTCTCGGAAACCCTCGTTGGTGTTCCAGAGTACGACTATCGCGGCGATAAGCCCTGCGACAAGCCCGACCACAAGCCCGATTGGGGACGAGAGCTGCGCTGCGTTGAGAAGCTTCTGCGCCACTGTCATTCCCTCGGTCGCGGCCTTCCAGCTTCTGAACGCGCTAACCAGCGCTTCGACCTTCTGCGCGACCATGATGCCGCCCAACGCTGCGGAGATTCCCGCCAGCAGCGGAGCTATCGTCGGAAGGTTGTCCTTCAGCCACGAGATGCCCTTCTTGATTGGCGGGATGACCTTGGAGACGCCGTCGCTGATTGAGTTGATGAAGCCCGTGACGTTCTCGGAGCCGATTGCATCGTAAATTTGCATGAGACCGTCAGTGACAGCCGCCTGCATGTTTCCCACCGCGCCCTCGAAAGTTGACGTGGAGGTAGCGGCCTGCTGTGCGGCGTCGGTGAAGCCCAAATCCATGATTGCCTGATTGAACTCGTCGGCTGTGATTTGTCCCTTCTCCATAGCGTCACGGAAGTTGCCCGTGTATGCGCCGTTCTTCTGCAACGCTTCTTGCAGCTTGCCGGAAGCGCCGGGAATCGCGTCCGCGAGCTGGTTCCAGTTCTCCGTCGTGAGCTTGCCAGCGCCCGCCGTCTGCGTGAGAACCATCGCCACGCTTTTGAACGTGTCGGCGTTGCCGCCAGCGACGGCGTTCAAATTGCCTGCGGCCTGCGTCAGACCCGTGTAGTCCTGAATGCCGTTTGCCGCCAACTGCGCGGTCGTGTTGGCAACCGTGTCGAGGTCGTACACCGTCTGGTCGGCGTACGTCTTCATATCGTCCTTTGCTTTGGAGATTGCCGAATCGTCGTAGCCAGCAAAGCTCATGGTTGACTCGAACTTCTTGAGCGAGTCCGAGCCGTCGATGGCTTCGCCCACGAGATTCTGTATGCCGCTGATTGCGGATTGAATCACGTTGCCAGCGAGGTTGGCAAGGGCGCCCTTCAGGACGGTGAACCCGCCCTCTGCGTTCCGCGCCTTCTCCCCGGCTTCCTCGACCGATTCGCCGAGCTTGCCGCTTGAAGTTGCGGACTTGCCCATCTGCGATTCGAGGTCTTTGATTTCACTCGCGGTCTTGTTTATGTCCGCCTGCGCGTTGTTCATCTGCGTGCGCATACGCGACATTGAGCGCTCGTTCTGGTCGTTCGCCGTGGTCGATTTATCGACCTGCTCTTTCAGCTTCTCGACCACTTCCGCCTGCTGCTTGTACTCGGGCGAGGTCGTTCCTAGCTCGCGCCCGATACGTTCAAGCTCGGACTTCTCGCGGTTGTACGAAGCGACCAGCTGCTCGTGCTTCTCCTTGTTTTGCTGGTACTCGCCGCCCATCTTCTCATACTGCTCGCGCAGCGTGGAAAGCTTCGCCTTCTGCTCTTCGAGTCGATGGGTCAGCGCCGTCTGCTTCGCGGTCAGCGCTTCGATGCTCATGTCGTTCTTGTCGTACTGCGAGGACACGAGCTTCAGCTCGGATGAAACCTCCTTGAGGTTCTGCGTGATGTTGCGCAGCGCGGCGCGGTACGCGCTCTCGCCTTGCAGCTTGACCGCGCCACCGAAACTTGCCATATAACCACCCCTTAGTTAAAACCATTCCTCGTCGCTCATTGACTGCGCTTCGAGTTTGGCATACGTCGACCCGCTCGCCCTCAGCTGCGTCTCGATGTCGAACGTGTCCTTGTACGCTTGGTAAAGCGCCCGAAACCGTCTGAGCGTCAGTCTCCCGACTTCCCTGTCGGACGAAAGCCCCAAGCGCGTCCGCCCGATGAAGTAGTACCACGCGAAGTTAATGGTCGGGTCATAATCGAAAATCACGTCTTCGTCGTGGACTATGCGTTTTTTGAATCATCTGCTGCTGAATCGACCACTGTCTGCTGCACCTTGCTCGTCACGGATTCAAGGCCGACTGCCGTCAGGATGCGGGCCACCTTGCGATGTGTCAGCGGCTTCTCGTCGGTGCCGTCCTCGTCGTTGGCGATTTCGATGCCCTCGTTAATCATCTGCGTGGCTCCGAAAACGAGCGCCTTGATGTTAGGCTCACCATCTTCAGGCTCCACGAGCTTGCCCCACGCCTCGATGCTCCCGTACTCGTCTTGGATTGCCTCCATGACGTTGAGGTCGAAAGCGAGCTTGTACGTCTTGTCTTTGTACTCGATTACCTGCAACTTGCTTTTCATGTAGTTCCTTCCTCCTTAAAACAATGGGCCACGGCGATTGCCATGACCCATTATCGCACATCCTTTAGGCCGCGCCGTTAGACGCTGGCCGCCTTGAGCTTGTCCTTGACCCAGGTGACGGCGGCTTCCTTGGTGTCGAACGTCTGCGCAGCAGACCAGTTGCCGTTCGCAAGGCTCGCCGCAGACCCCTCGATTTCGGGCGTCTTGAAGTCGACCTTCTCGCCCTTCGTCTGGTCTTCCTGCGACGGCTCCGAGAACTTGACCTTGTACAGGAACTCGCCCTTGTACTTCAGGGCGCCGTTGACCATCTTGGTGATGACGCGACCGAGGCCGATGTACGGTGCGACGTCGTTGGCGTTGCGCACCATCTCGCCCTTGCCTTCCGAGGCGTCATTGACGGTGTGACCGAGGATGGGCGCGAAAATCGTGTCATCATCGTCGGAGACACCGAGCGTCACGGACGCGCTGTTGAAGCTCTTGTCGGATTCGGCAAGAGCGTCCTCTGCGTAGAGCGTCGCGTCGTTGTTGGTCACGGAAACCTTGCAGGACACCGCCTTGCCGAAAGACTTCGCGCCATCGTAGGTCGGTGCTCCGTCCTCGGCTTCAGTGAGTTTTCCCCACCAGATGTTAGTAAGGCCGATTTTTGCCATCTAAATCCCTCTTTCCTTTGCGAAACTGAGCGTCACGTGGAAGTATCCCGTGTCGCTCTCGTACATGTCCCCAGAAGAGCGGGACGGCTGCCAAGTCCATCCCGCGTCTTCGAGAACCTTCTTGACTGCTTCCACGAGTGCAGTGTGGTTGCCCTTGCTGTACACATCGAAGTCGTAATACGTCACGTACCCCAGCAATGAATCATCGCCGGAATACGAGCTATCGTCATACTCGCGGCTGAAGATGACGTAAGGCTCGCCATGTCCCTCGTAGGCCATGAACCGCACGGGAACCTCTTTGCCGCCGACGGTGAAGCCGTCGAAAATCTTGACTATTTCATCGTTCATCGGCTCACCCCTTCGGCAGGTACTTGTCCTGCACCTTTTTCATTGCCGATTCGATTTCGCTGCTCACGAAGCTGCGGCGCATGAAAGGGTGCCGAGGGTACGGCGAACCGTGGCGACCGTATTCGAAAAGGTTGCACACCAAAGGCGCTGGCGTTCTCGTCCCGTCCTCGTTATAAAAGTATCCGTAGAACGCGACCTTGGTGGCAACGCCGTCATCGGATGGCGTTTTGTACGAGCGGGTCAGCTTCAGGCACTTCATGATGCCCGACTTCATGAAGCTCGACGGGACGTTGGCCTTGACGTTCGCCAAGACCTTCTTCGCCCCCTCGCGCGTCATCTCCTTGAGCATCGTGTCGGTGTTCTTGTCAAGGAACTCGAACTGCTCCATAAGCTCGGTCGGGAGCTGTTCGTCAAATGTTGCCATCAGTGTGTCACCTCCGCTCCTTGTATCTCAAGCTCTACGTTGGCGTAGTTGATGTTATTGAGATATTGAATCTCGTATCGCCTTCCGCCGAACAGAACGACCATATCGCGGTCAATTCTCGTTTCAGGCGGGTAGCGAATCGTGAAGTTAGTCGTTGCCGCTTCGAAGCTCGTGCCGCTCTTGATGAGCGTGTAGCCTCTCGTCGTTCTCACGCTCGCATAGGCCTCCAGCACAGGCTCGTCAACCGTGGTGGGGAACCCCTCAGCGTCGTGCGATACCTTAGGCTTGACGATTTGTATGCGGTGGCTGTACTTCCCCGCGTTAATCATCTTGCTTCACCGCCGATGGAAGAAGGTTGACGGAGTGCATGTCGAGGATGCTCTGCACCATTCTGTTGACGTTCGCGGAGTCTACGTACAGCGCGCGGTTGTCGTACATGTCTTGGCAAAGCACCAAAAGCACTGGGACGAAGTCCTGAGACTCGTCAAGCTGCGCGGTCGTAAGACCCGTGTACTTGCACATGTAGGCTGTCGACGCGCCAATCAGAGTGCTGAGGTATCCATCCTCGTACGGAGTCACCTCGCCGACCCGCAGGTATTCCGCAAGGTCGGTCGAAGTGACCTCCGAGACTTTCGCAATCTGGTTCATGTCGTTTCCCCCTTACTCTTGGGGATTCGGCTCCCCAGATTTCTTGACGCTCCTGCCGCGCTTGGGCTTGACCTCTTCGATGTAGCCAGCCTTCAGCAGGTCTGCCACCAGCTCGGCGTTGTCAATCTCGCGCGTCTCGCCCTCGTGCATCGAGATTGCGCCGCTGAAGGACTTCAGCGCCTTATGCACTGGCCATCACCAGCTTGGCGAGCTTCTGCTCGTTCTGCACCTTGGAATCGAACTCGAACCAAGCGACAACGCCAGTGGCGTGCTCGTCTGCGTACTTCTCGCGAAGAACCTGCGTCGTGATGTTCTCCGAGAACTTAGTGGCAAGGCCAGTCATATCGCCGTAGTAGATTGCGGTAGCGTCAGCCTTGATTTCGGGCATGTTGTCGGAAACGTACACGGGCTTGCCGAGCAGCGTGGAACCGAACGGGGACGTGATATCGTCCTGAAGCAGGTAGTGGCCATCGGAACCCTTCAGCAGTCGGAGCGCCGTGCGGGTCGCAGTGGACATAATCCAAATCGCGTTGGATTGGTAAACGTCCTTGATGCTGTCCTTCAGCTTCACAACCTCGTCGGAGGTGATAGCGTTAGCAGCCGCTGCGGTCACCTTGTTCTGCATGGTGGAAAGGCCGGTCACCTTGTCGCTCGTGCCGATAAGCAGCTCGTGCTCGATGAAACGCGCGATATCCTCGGCCATCTGGTTGACCACGAAGGAAACGATGTCGAACTGGCTGTTGTTGATAAGCGAGTTGCTAATCTTGGAAAGCGCACCGGCTAGGAAGCCGTCAAGCTCGATGTTCTTGAACTTGCCGTTGCTGGGAGTCAGCGGCTTGAACTCCTCGGCGTAAGCAACGGTGATGCCGCCGTCCGTGGTGTCGTAGTACGGAATCTGGAGCTTGCCCTTGACGTTGTACTTCTGCGACTTCTCAAGAATCGGAGAGATGTCGTAAACCTTCTTGATAATCTGCTGGGCAATTGTGGTCGGGATGACCGAACCGTTGTCGGTCTTGGTCAGCTCGCCAGCACGCTCGTGAACGATGCGGCCACGGATGTAGTTCTCGAAGGCGCGGCGCTCCTGCTGCTCCTGAGTCGGCTTCGGCTCGCCGCCAGCGGGCGCAGGCTCCTGCTTCGGCTGCTTGTCCTTGGAATCGTCAAGCTCGTCGCCAATCTTGAGCGCTTCCTTGATGCGCTTCACATCGTCGCGAATCTCTGCAAGCTCTGCGGCCTCGTCCTCGGTAAGCTCGCGCTTGTTCACCTCGGCGTCGGCGAGAATCTTCTCGGCCTTCTCAATCTTGTCGTTCTTCAGCTCCATGAGGTTCTTGTAGCTCAGGGAGCGGGTGTGGAAAATCTTCGGCATGTTAGCCCTCCTTCATCTCGGCAATCATTGCCTTGTACTTGTCGTAATTGATTTCCTGCTGCGGTTCTTGCTGCGGTTCCTGCTGCTGTCCGTCATCCCGCGTCTCGGGCGGTTCGGCATCCCCGTCGAAGGATTCCGACAGAAACATGTCGTTCTCGGAATCCTCGCTGCGTGCCATGATGAGCGTGCCGTCGTAGGCTGGCACCTTGGAGCGGTCGAGGATGGAAACCTCTTCGAGGTCTAGGTCGTTCACCTCGCGGGTGAGCATGCCGTTCTCGACGCCGTTCTTCACGTCTCGGTCGTAGAAACCGAAAGACCAGCCCACCAAATCACCGCGCTTCGCCATCTCCATGACTTCCTTGTCGGAAATGGTGCATTTGGCGCGAAGCCCGATGTTGTCCTCGGTCAGCTCGAGGTTGCCCTTCTTGGTGCTGCCGAGGTCGCGCTGCCAGTCGTGGTTGAGCAGGACGTGAACATCGTCGTTGCGCTTCAGGGCACGCGCGAACGCGCCCTTCTTGATTCGCTCGATGAACTTGCCCATGCGCGAAAGCAGCGGCTTGCTGTTTCGCTCGACGGCGTTGACGTAGCCCTCGATTTCAACGCTGTCCTCACGGATGTTAATCTGCATTTGCTTCACCCCCTTGCGCCTGAATTGCGCCGCCAGAATCCGAAATGCCAGCCGCCTTCGTGGAGTCCGTGTTCGGGGTGTACGTCTCTCCCGTGGCGGTGTCGAAGAGAACGGAGCCGAGTCCGAGGTCGATGATGTCAAGCCCCTGAACCTCGTTCATGTTCTCGTTGCGGCGCATTTCGTTGATTGTCATTATGCCACATTCTTTTGCAAGCTGGTACGTCTCATAACGCTCCTTGAAGCTCGCCTTGATGATTTCACGGCTGTCGAATGCGAAGAAGTAATTTCGCTTCTCGCGCTCAAGAAGAAGGTCGCGGTTTAGCGCCGTCTCGAAAGCCCGCACGATGGGGTAGATTGCGAACTTCCACGTCTCCTCAAAGTTGTCCTTGATGTGGAAGATGCCGTTAATCTCATCGGCCATCGTCCGCTTGTTCTCGTTAAGCTGCATCTCTGTGGAAGTGCTCGACGCCTCTTGGAACTCCAAGCCGTTGTTGAGTACCACGACGTTTTCCTCGCTGTTGCCGTAAAGGTTCGACCATGCGCTCTTTAGCGCGTCGATTTCCTCCTGTCCCAGCTTGCGTTGGCTCTTCAGGAACCCTCGCTTGTTGCCGCCCGCCTTTACCAGCCCGAGCTGGTACATGAGCGTCTGGTATCCCGTCTCAAGGGCCTTGGCGACCTCGACCGTAAGGCCGACGCCGCTTGCGCCGTCCTTCGTGTTGCGGAGAATCTTGATGAACTCGAATGGCTTGTACGTCCCGTCACCGACGATGATGTCGTACGACTTGTAAATCGGGTCGCTGTTGATGTTGATGCTCACCGCGTCGCACTTCACGTAATAAAGGCCCGTCACGTCGTTTCGGCTGCGCTCGATGTAGCAATAGCCGCCCTTGCCCATGAGGTAGTCCTCGACCATCGCCTTCTTGAGCTGGAACCCATCCAGCGTGTCACCCGTGTCCCCGTTGAGCATCTTCGTTCGCGGGTCGTTTTCCACCTCTTCGACCACACCCTTCTTGGTGCGGTACAGTCGCACGGGCATGCACGCCACGGCGCTCGTGATGAAGTCAACGGCGCCAGATACTGCGGGGAGCATCATCGCCTTGTTCCGGTCGATTGGCTCGTTTGCGAGCAATGCGCGCAGGAGCACGTCGTTCACCGTGCCGTCGTTGCCGATGACGTTCTCGGCGGAGCGCTTGCGCTCCCATCTATCGCTGAACCATCCCATAGAATCACCCCTTCGTTAATTCTGCGCGTATTCCCAGTGGTAACCGCCTGCTGTTTTGCAGTTCTTCCTCTTGCGCAAGCAGCCGCATATCGAAGAGCGGTTTATCCCCGTTTTTCTCTCTGCGTCCCTTGTGCTCAGGTATGTCGCCCCCGTCTCAACGCATCTAATTTCCTTGTGAGTCCTTTGAGCTGCCGCCATTACTTCTTTTTCGGCTGACGTCCAATGCCGACCTTTGTTCCATGTCTGCAAGCCAGTATGCGCTTCGCTCATTTTCTTTCTTGCTTCGGCGGTATGTTTCATGCCCTTATGGGCTTCACCTATCTTGCGCCTGCGCTCTTTCGTGAAAGCAACTCCAGCGCCACCGCATTCACCGCCAGTGCTGTGGTTGTATCCCTTCTCGCTGTTTGTTGTGTCGAACTTGTTTATAAGGTTCTTTTCGACTTCACAAGCGCGTTCTTTCGAAACTCCGCTCAATACGATTACGTGCTTTATGTTGTCCCAACCGTATTTATTAATCGCGTTGTGAAAGTGCTTATTGGCTTCATATCCCTTGCCGTTGTTCCATCTGTATTCTGGCTTCCTGCATGTAATGCCGATATATCTTTTACCGCTTGGTGTTATGTGCATGTATACCGTATAACTCATGTCTCTGCCTTGCGCTATATGACTTGAACGGTGAAGTCGGGCATCTGACCGAAAACAACGTCCTGTTGCAATAAGTATAAAGCGTTTATGAGAGCGACACACATGTCCACTTTGCCCTTCGACTTCTTTTTCGTAACGTACATGTTGCGGTTCGTGTCGTATGTGCATCGAGCGTTTTGAAAATTTATTTCAAGCAGCTTGTTATCCGTATATTCAAACTCTTCGTTTAGCACCTTTTCTTTCAGAAGTTTTGTCGGGCTATGGAGCACGCTCGAATGCTGCCTGATTTCGACGGTGTTGTATCCCGCGCCCTCCAGCTTCTGCGCGGTGCTGAGAGCGTTCCAGCGGTCGTAGCCGATTGCCTGCACCTGCACGCCGTACTTTTCCTCGATGCCGAGGATGAAGTCCTCTACCACCTTGTAGTCGATTACCCTGTCACCGCAGGCGATGCACTTCCCAGCCCTGACGAACTCGTTGTAGTCAATCTTCTCGTAGGCGTTCTTCTCGGGGATGCGTCCCTCTGGCACGAACGCGAAAACATCGGCGAGGATGTTTCCGTCATCGTCTGCGGCAACCATAGCGACCGCCGTGTTGTCGTTCGTCTCCGACAAGTCTAAGCCTAGATACACCACGCGCCCGCGCCAGTCGATGTTGGAAACCTTGCAGGCCTGAACGTCGGCAACGTCGATGAACGTCTCGGTGCCCTGCCCCTGATAGATGATGTTGCAGTGCTTGGTTAGGAAGTTCTCGCGTGCCGATTCGACCGCGATTGCGTAGGCGCGTTTCTTCTTCAGGTCTTCCCAGATTTCGGAAATCTCCAAACTCACGGGGTTGGCGTGGCGCATGACCAAATCGTCGGTCATCCAATCCTTCGTCTCGTCTGGCTCATAGAGCAAGGCGAACAGCGTATCGTCTTCGGCAATGCCGTCGAGAACCTTCTTGGCGTATGCCACCTCGTCCTCGAATGGGTTGTCGATGGTCGGATACTTGGTGCTGATGATGAAGCCGAGCTTGTTCAGAATGTTGAGCTGTCCAGACTTCATCGCTTCGACCGCGTAGCTCGTGGGAAGAGCGCCGACCTCGTCCGCGCAGAAGGCACTGGGGAGTCTGCCATCCATTCGAGACGTTGAATAGCTCAGGGGGACGTATGTCGAACTCTTCGGCTTGAATGTGATTGACGGGTTCAGAATCTTGAAGCGTTTGTTTCCCTTGTACTCGTAGACTAGCGGGGACGAGCGCAGCGTCTGCGAGATTGCTTCGCGAATCTGCCTTGAAAGCGCCCCGTCTGGCGCGACAGAGAAGAACTCCGCGAATCGTGGCTCGGTCAGCATGAGGATGATGAAGATGGTTGCCACCGTGTACGTCTTGAAGTTCTTGCGGGCGATTTCCAGCAGCCCGATTTCGTAGCGCCGCTTCTCGGGGTTGTCACGGTAGACGGTGCAGAGGACGGCGATGTAGAGCAGCCATTGGTAGCCGGTCGTGCATTCGTAGAGCGTCTGTCCAGTCTTCAGGCCCTTCGGCATGATAAGCAGCTTCAGGATTGATTCGACCTGCCGAATCTTCTCGTCGCTGACGAAGTATTTGTCGCTCTTTCCGTCGCAAACGTCCATCCACAGGCGCATCTGCTTCTTAACGTAGCACGGTGTGGTTTCCGCGTCTATCGCACGCTCGCAATACTCGTAGCCCTTATTGCTCGCCATCGCTGTCACCGTTGATTATCGCCATGAGCGGGTCGTAGTCCGCATCTCGTTCCTCGTCCTCCTTGGCGAACCCCTTGATGATTTTCATGAGCGTGGTGACCGTGCGGTTCGCGCTGTCCGTGGTCTTGTTGTACTCCGTGACCGCTGGGTTCACGTAGATGTTGGCGCGGCCCTTCACGTACTCTTTCGTGACTAGCGTTCCAGTCTCCTTGATTGCCTTCTCAAGCTCGGAGAGGTTGCTCAGCTGCACCTGATACCGTTTGAAAGTTGTCACGAAGAAGAAATTCGTCTGCACGCCAGTCTCTTCCGCAATGCGCAGAATCTCGACCGCCTGCTCGTTCAAAGATAGCTTTTCAGCCAATTAAACCACCGCCCTTTTCCGTAGTGTAATGGAGCGGTGCGGTGGGAATCGAACCCCCGTCTCCCCGATGGTCTCGGGGCGCTCTGCCACTGAGCTAGCGCCGCATGTCGGGCGATTTCGCCCGCTAATTATATCACTTTCCGACGTGCCGTTCGGCCAGCGTTACCTTTTGCCCCTTGTACATACCCGCCCCGATTTCGTCAATCTTGGAGAAAGGGATCTCGGGGACGGTCAACCGCTGCCGATAGCTCTTGTCGATGAAGTAGATATATCGGAGCTGGTATCCCACGAGTACCGTCCCGCCCGCAGCATCAACGTACTTTTTGAAATTGTACGTTCCTCCGTTCACATCGAAGAATGTCCTGCCGCCCAACTCGGGGCGCGGCATCGTTGGGTTTGAAGCAAGCGTTATCTTGTGAATCTTCTCGCCGCTCGGAAGGACTGCGAGGTCTTTATTTTTCTTTATCCCGGTTAGCACGAAGTTGCTTGCACGGTAGATTGTCCCGTCACCGCAGGAACATCCGTCCGCGAAAGAAACCACCCATTTAATTTGCGGCGCGTTCTTCTTAATCAACTTAAGCGTCTTTGAGATGCAGTAGCTCTCGCTGTTCCTCGGCAGGTATTCGTCGAACGCCATGCGATTCAGCTCCAGGAACCCGTTCCATTCGGTTCCCTCTACCAAACCGAGCATATGACTCTTATCGAGGGATGGGCCATACGAAAGGACTCCGTGAAGCTTGCCGTCTAAAAACGCTCCAAAGTGAAGGCTCGAATTATTCACCACCTTGCCGCTGTAATGATGCCGCCTGATAAAGGGGTTTGCAATTGATGACGGGATGACCCTTACCTCTATTTCCTTTGCTCTGCCCATTGGCGCACCACCTCGTATATCGCGTTTCCGTTCTGGTTCGTGTTTCCGAACGTCTCCGTCACATCGTCCTTCACTAGCCCGATTGCGTACTCAATCAGCTCTTTCTGCTTCTCGTGGAGCGCGAAAGTCATCTGGCATATCTCGCCTTTCTCGCCGTCGGGAAGCTCGAAGTCCGTGCCGAAGTCATCGACGCTCGCTTCTATCTCATCGAAACCGAAGTCATTCATATCGAGGTCTTGGATTTCCGCAAGCTCGATGTCCAGCTTGCCCAAATCCCATTCCGCAAGCTCGCTGGTCTTGTTGTCAGCCAGACGGAACGCCTTCACCTGCTCGGGCGTTAAATCGTCCGCCACGATGACGGGAACCTGCTTCAACCCCAGCTTGTGCGCAGCCTTCAGCCGCGTGTGCCCGTTGATGATGACGTTCTCGCCGTCAACGACGATGGGAACCTTGAAGCCGAACTCCTTGATGCTCGCGGCCACCGCATCAACCGCGTTGTCGTTCAATCTCGGATTGTTCGCGTACGGAATGAGCGAATCAACGTCCATGTAGGTGACTTTTGTCTTCTCCATGTCTCGAAAACTCCCTTCTCTATGTTCTGAAAGCCGCTATGGGGGAACGCTCGAAAGAATCCCCCGATAATCGCCCTTATTGAATGATAATCGCAGTTTTAAGCCCAAAAACCGCCGTTTTCCAAAAAAGCCCAGCAGATAAGAAATTTAGTGTCTAGTGGGGGGCTTGTTGATAGCGCGGCAGCGCGCCCGAATTCCCCATAGGGTAGGGGGGGGATTGTTCCCCCCCCCAAGTTATCCACAGCGTTCCCCTATGCCATCCCGCCAAGGACGATAGCCCGCGTTAGTAGCCCTCAATCCTCTTGGCCGCAAGCCCGCGCAGGTAATACTTCGTAAGCTCGCCATCGTCCGCCATCCTGTGATGCATCATGCATAGGCACACGAGGTTGCCGTCCTCAATCAGCCCGTCCGGGTCATCGCGTAGCTTCTCGATGTGGTGGACCTGCAACCCTTCGGTCGTGACCTTCCCTTGGTCTCGGCACACCTCGCACATCCAGTGCGCATCGTCCCTGACCTGTAGGCTCTTCCTCTTCCACCGTGACGTGAAGCGCAGCCTGTCCGCTCCCGTCCTCTCGTAGCTGTAGGCTGGCTTCTTCATCGGGCAAGGCTCACCGTATGCATGCATCTTCCCGCACCTGCTGCAGGCCCTGTATGCTCCCGTGTGCGTCCTCCCTTCAACCACCAAGCGGGCCTCGCCGACTAGACGAGACCCGCTTGGTGGTCTTGCTCAGTTGTCTTGCCGCCTACACCTTCAGTGCGCCGCTTGCATCGGAACCCACGCCATACTGCATCTCGCCGTCCGCGCCGAAGGCATACCACTTTCCGCCGATGCTCTCGACGTCAGCCGCGTGCATCGCTCCCGTGCCAGGGTCCATGTAGTACCACTTGCCGCCGTCGTTCACCCATCCGGTTGCCATCGCGCCGGAATCGGTGAGGTAGTACCACTTGCCGCCGACCTGCTGCCATCCGGTCAGCATCCAGCCGTCAGCATCGAAGAGGTACCATTTGCCGTCAATCTTCTCCCAACCGCTCTTGGTATACGAGCCGTCTGCATGCCTGTACCACCAGCGGCCATCCTGCTTAATCCAGCCGGTCTGCTGGGCGCTCGACGCGCCCACGTACTTTGCCCACGCGGCGGCATCCATGTATGCCTTGTCGAGGTCGAGGTTGCCAGAGTAGCCGGGGAGCCTGCCATGGCTAGAGTACTGGCGAATGGCGCAGGAGTAGGCTCCCTCGTTCCATGGAGCATCCTGATAGCCGGTGGCGTTGTTGTCGGCGCACTGCGCGACCCATGCGCCGCAATTGAGAGCCTTCGCGACGTCCCACGGGAAGGGTCCAGCCGAAGCGTAAATGAGCGGCTTTACTCCCGTGCGGTCGATGACTCGCTGGACAAGCTGCTTGAGGTAGCCGGTATTGCACCACGCGGAATTTTCATCTTTCTCCCAGTCGATGCATGGGATGCCATTGCCGAAGTATCCCGCGCAATGGTCGATGAAGAAGTCAGCTTCTGCCTGTGCTCCAGAGCCGTCCACGTAATGGTAGAAGCCGAACGGCTTGCCGAGGGCAATGGCCTGCTGCACCTGCGAGTCACAGGAGCCAGAAACGAAATTCACGCCCTGCGTCGCCTTTACGATTACGAAATCACATGGAACCTTCGAGAGGTCGATTCCCGCCTGCCATCCGCTAATGTCGATTCCCTGCATTGCCATATCTACTCAGTCCTTTCTGATACCTGCTTCGAGGTTGCCGCGCTTACTCCAATCAGGGCACCGATAAGCACCCCGGTCGCGTTGAGCGTGAGCACGACCGCATCGGCGTTCGGAATGCCCCACGCCGGGAAGACCGCGCCCACGAAAGTCGCTACTGCCGGGCATGCGATAAGCCCGAGCCATTTCAGCACGTGATACAGTTTGTCGTTTATGATGTACTCTTTCATTCTTTCCACCTTCCTAATCGTCCTTTGTCGGCAACGCCATCATCTCGTCGTGGAGGTTCGTGGCGATGCCGTTGCCGCCTAGCCTGTGGTAGCTCTGATAGGTGCGCTCCATTACTTCCTTGTCGACCGTCGAGGCGTGGCCGTCGCGCACGGCATGATGATGTGTCCGCATGAGCTCGCTTCTCAGCAGCGCCCGCAAAGCCGATTTGAAAAGCTCGTTCTCCTCTTCGGCCTTCTCCTTCTCGACGCGCCTGTTCGACAGCGTTACGCCAAGGAGAGCGACAACTGCCGCCCCCGAGTAAATTGCGAACTGCGAATCGAGTCCCGGCTTCGACACGAGCGTTGCGGTCGCTGCCAGCGCGGACGGGATGCATACCCACAGCAGTTTCTCCCAAAATCCCTGCAATTCAGCTCTTTTCAAATTGGTTTATTACACTCACTTGATTATACGACACGCGGAGCGGGAATTGCGGGAACGATAAAGAAGGCCACATTGCTGGGGCCTTCATGCTGCATCTCTTTCTGCTTTTACATCTCTTCTGCCTTGAGAAACTTGACTCCGAGGTAATCGAGGTCGTAGTTGTCTGCGGTCTCCCTATCGAGCTTGCTGATGTAGTAGATGAAGTTGTGGTACCTGTTGCCATCGGCTGTTCCGCCTTCCGCCACGCATACGAACCCATCCTTTGGCTGGCAACCGATGTCGTAGGGGCGCAGGCGCATTCCGTACTTGTAAGCTTGGATTTCCATTTTATGGTTTCCTTTCTCTCTTCCTCACTTGCTGATACTAGTATACACATATAACGACCTTATGCAGGCTCACCTCGGAAGTTTTCTCAAAATAAAAAACGGGAACCCTCTCGGATTCCCGTTAGTTCCTATTTTTTCAAATCGGCGCGTATCAGCTTCTTGATGTAGCCCTGCTTGCTGGGCACGCTGTCTAGCTTTTCCAGAACATCCCCGTCGGTGCGGCGGTTCAGCTTCAGGTGAACCTGCCGCGTATTCTCCGCGTCGTACTTCTTCTGGGCCTTGATTTGCGCTTCAGTTGCCATGCGCATCACCTCCGGTTGTCGATTAAGTCTGCCAGCATGTCGGTGTCCCTCATCATTGCTGCACCATCTCCAGCATGTCGTTAATCATCGCCACTTGCGGAACGGCCAGATGCATAACGGCGTCCACGGCGAAGCACCCGAAGATTACGAGCGCAACCAATCCGAATGCAGTGAGTACGACCACGACGAAGGGCTTGTCGTAGCCCCATGCCTCGTCGCCTTCCGTCTTCAAGGCCTTGCGCATGACGAAGACGATGAGCGCGAGGATGAAACCCATCGGCAGGACTCCCGCCAAGTCCTGAATCGCCTTGAACATGCCCCACTGCGGCGCGAAGTCCACGAGGTGCTCGGCGAGATAGTTCGCCCCCACGCCCAACTGCTTCGCGATTTCCTTGATTGCGTCCTGATTCATCAGTTCTTCCCTTCGATTAGGTCTGCCAGCCTCTGCCACATTCCCGGCCCCGAGCTGTCTAGGTTGCAGAGCGCGTCATCGTTCCCGAACAGCGCCCTGCTCGCCTTGATGCACCCGTAGCAGTTGCCTACGGTCTTGTACGCGCTGCCCTCGTCGGCGCACCTGTGGGTTCGCAGGAACTCGACGGCCTCGCGCTTCTCCTTAGTGCTCGGCATCTACAGTCACCGCCCCGCAATGCGGGCAGCGCTCATACTTGCCGTATATCTCTTCGCAAGTCCTGCCGCACTCGCTGCATTCGTAGATTCTTACCTTGGCGTTTCCGTGGGTCTCAACGTCGGTAAGTTCCAAGAGGCATGTCGGGCGGTCGATTAGGTCGGCAATTCCAAGAGCGTCGCAAGCATCGATAGCCTTCTCGCTGTCATACACTCGGCGGTCTAGCAATTCCGAAAGCACGTCATCGATGTCGACGAAGGAGCCGAGCGCCCCAGGTATACCATAGTTCCTAGCGCTAATCATATCTCGAAAGTTCTTGGCCCTCTCGTGGCGCTCCTTATCGGTAATCATTCGTTCCCCTTCACAACTAGGTCGTTCACGTCCATCTTCATGGCGTTCGCCATGTTGAAACCTCGCCCCTCAGCTTTCGGATGCGGGATGCGATGTCGCGCATGACAACCCTTTCGCAGGTTCCGCTTTTGCCGGCGATGCATGATGAACAGTCGCACGCACTCTCGCCAAGATAGGCGCAGACTTCGTAATTCAGCGCTTCCGCCGCTCTTGCCAAGTCCTCCTCAAGCTTCTCCCAGCTGTCGGGCGGCTCCGGCGGGTTTAGGAACATTTTCGTTGTGAAAAAGACTGCACAGTTCATAAGCCTGACAGTCCACTTGTGTTCAGGGTCTGAGTATCCCGTGCTGAAGTTAAACTCATCCACGTCGACCAAGGTTCCGTCTTTCCTGTACAGCACTTTGGTATCAAGCGGGATCACATGGCCATTAGCGTCTCTAGGTAGCTCAATCATTCGGAATCACCGGCCAGACGGTTCACACGCGATACGATGTCGGCCATCATAGCCTCGAAGCACGTCTTGTCTCCGCAATTGAGTCGGCACCCATTACACATACACGTCACGCCGAGTCGTCCAACATAGCAGCATACCAGCTCCCTGTAGAGAGTGCCGTTGGCGTCGTGCTTGGCCTGCACGCGGTTGAGGTCTTCCGCTAGCTGCTTGAGGCTGTCCGGCTTCTCTAGGTGCATGGAATCGAGCTGGCGCGTGTACACGATGTCATCGGACGGCGTGAAGCATTTAACGTCCCAGCCTGCGGCAAGTTTTCTCGTATCGAAGACGAAACCGCTGACCATGTACTCGACACCGGCGTCGTTGTACATCACCTTGGTATCCAGAAGCACCCTGCGGCCCTCGGCATCCTTCGGTGCCGGTACATCGATGCTGTACTCACTGCAAGTCGGTGTGTAGTTTGCCATTGTTCTCTCCTTTGCTCATTGGAAATATGCCGTTTTTGTCCACCTCTGGTGAGGGGAATCGGTTGAGAACCTTGGTGCGCAGCTCCGCGCAATCGGCACTCGGATAGGTCGGCGCCACCTCTTTGCGGATGAGCGCGGCGCATGCCGCTACGCCATATGCCATATCCGATGACGCTGGTTTTTCATCACGCATAAAGCACCAATGAAGACTGTCCACGTTGGCCAACGCCCTCTCCCACGCCTTACACCTCGTGCGGTACATCTTCATGCGGCCGCGCGTCTTGGATAGCTTCGATTCGAGTCCTCGGCAGTGGCACTCAAGGTTTGCGTACCGACGCTTTAGGTCGGACAGCTCTTCGGCGTAGCTCAGGGCCAGCGTTTGGTAGTCCTGCATCACTCATTCACCTCGCATCGCTATTCATCGGTAATGTCGATAAGGTCTGCAATAGCATTGAAGGTCGCTTTCGGGTCTGCGAAATCAACCTCACCCGTCACGGTATCTTGCAACCGCTGCCACCATTCGGATAATGAGCCGTCGCAATACGCAGCTTGCTTTCTCAGCTCTTGCGCCACCTCGCAGCGCTCTTCGCTAGTGAATGTCATCGAAACCAGCTCCAAACATACAGTCGTAGTCGCACTCCCAGGTCTCTCCGTCGCGGCTCATGGTCGCACCGTACCTCGGGGTATCGTCGGAATCGTTGCCCCAGAAGTGGAAGTGCCATCCAAGGAAGTCGAACTCCTCGTCGTACTTGTCGGCGGCGTACCTCGTGTCGCCGTACTCCTCGTAATCGTCCCACCCGAACTTGCGGGAAAGGTCATCGAACGTGTATACGGTCGGCTTGTCCTTGCCGTCCTCCCACTCGTAGACCTCCGGCCAATACTGCTTGTAGCACCCGACGCGGACGATGCCGTCTCCCATGACTCCATGGTGCGAGAACTCGAACCACTCGAATCCGTCAGGGTGCTTCATGATGTTCACGTACACGCGTAGTCCAGTAGGCAGGGAAGCCTCGTCGGTGTCGTATACGCCCACGTCCTCCTTATCGGTTCTGCGCTCGCCGTTGAGGTACACGAACGCGCCGTAGTCGCTGTATGCCATAGCTAGTCCTCCGTTTCGTTACCGCGCCATCCCGGCGCTACCGTTATGTCCATGCGCTCGGCCTGCCCGCGCACCCTCGGGTGCTTCCTCACGTGCAGGTCTACAACCTGCGCATCGTCGGCCCACGCAACCCCGGTCAGCGCGTCAATGACCAGCTTGGCCTCGCTTACGGCGTCGGGCTTGAAGGTGTCCGGCTCCGAGCGCACGCACCTCTGTCTGCTGTCCGGCAGCGGCCTGTAGACGTCGATGGCGGCTATCACCGGCTCGTGCGGACCGAAGGCCGGGGCCTTGATATCTGCCGCGCCCATCGCCTCCTCGCATGCCGCCGTGACTTCCCTCTCTGCTCTCAGGCCAGCCACGAGACCGACCGAGAACTCGATGCGGGCCGTCATGCCGGAACCTCCCCGAACAGAGCGAGTACCGCCCACAACACAGCCGGTATCAACACGTACTCGATAACCCAGCAGAGTCCGATGAACCCGACCGCTGCGCCAGCGGCCCTGAGCTGCCACGGGAAGCGCGTGTGTCGTATCCCGCGCACCTCGTAGCGTTCGCGCCCGTCCACTTTCTCCATAACGTTCCTTTCTCTCTGGGATTCGCAGTGACGGCCTGTATCTCGATGGTATGTGCCGTTTGCCCTTTCCCTTCCTGATGTATCTAAGTATATACTGATATTTAAGAAAAGGGAAGCCTTCTCGGTGATTTTTTAAGCGGCAATTCCTGGCATGGAAAAGCCGCCGTTTCCGAGGGCTTACGGTTAGAACTCGTATCCGTGGCGCTTTGCGTAGTTGACTGCTCCGCTCTCGGTCTTGTACTTTGCGGTGGCTCCGTAGAGAACTTGTCCAGTCTTTGCGTTCTTGAGCCCGTAGCGCTTGCCGTCCGTGGTGTTGATGCTGAACGTCGTAACCTTCATTGGGGTTTCCTTTCTCTCTCTTCCCCTCTTGCTATTGCAAGTATACACCTATATCCACGTTGCGCACGCGAGAATCGGAAATTTTTCAAAATAAAAAAGCCCCCCATTTCTGGGGGGCTTCCTCTACCTTACGAAGAGCGCCTTGTAATCCTCAACCTTATCCAGAAGGAACCACGTTGCCACGTCGTAATCCTCCTTGTCGGATTCCGTCATGTCACCGACCTTTCCGCTCCAATGGAACCGTGAGCCTTCGTAAAGAAGAACCTCATCGTCGGGCTGGAAGTCAGTATCGAAGATTGTGTTTGCCATTTGGGGTTCCTTTCTCTCGCTTTCCCCTATTGCGGTTACTAGTATATACCTATACCGAGCAGTCGCAAGCGAGAATCCGAAACTTTTTTGCCCATATATGGGCGCGGCCCGCAAGGTCGGGACTTGCGGGCCGCTAGAGAAAGTAGCACCGACATAGGTGCGGCTACATTCTACCACGGAGGAACCTGCGGAGCTGCTTGGCTGGGCTTGTTCTCTCGTAGTGCATCCGTCTCGCTATCGTCTCCCAGCTCTTCCCTTCGAGGAACCTCATGACCGCTATCGCCCTGGCCCTCGCGTCTGGAACCGTCGCTATGAAGGCCATGACCTCCAGCCTTGCGGCTTCGACCGCCCGCGCCTGAGCGTCAATCGCCCTCAGCACGTCCTCGCTGCTCTCTTCGGCTGCAACCCTGCGGAGTGCGTCCAGCTCAGCCTTGAGATGCACGGCCTGCGAAAGCTCGCGCTCCGTCACAGCCCGAGAAGCTCCTTGGCTGCCGCAGTCCTCGCAGCGTAGTCCGAGCGTCGGCGGTCTTGCCCGTTGAAGGCCACGGGGACGCACATGTCCATGATGCGGCTGTAGATTCGCTGCTCCCCTATCCCATCGGCACCCATGAGGTCGCGGGGGTTGATGTTGGTCGTGACTATCAGTGGCAGCTTCGAGCGATAGCGGGCGTCGATGACTGCCGTAACCTGCTCCGTCATGTACTCGGTTCTGCGCTCGGTAGCAAAATCATCAATAATCAGCAAATCGAATTTCTGAAGGCTGTCGATGTACTCCTGCTTTCCGGCGAACCCGTTTTGCAGTTTGTTGACAATGCGCTGGAAGTTCGTCATGAGGCATGGCGTGCCGCTCTCGATGAGCGCGTTCGCTATGCACGCGGCCGCAAAGCTCTTCCCGCTGCCGACGTTGCCGTAGAGCATCAGCCCCGTGCCGTTCTCCAGCATCTGCGGGAACTTCTCGACGTAGCGCTTCATCGCGGCCATCGTCTTCGAATCCTTGCCGTCATCGTTGGCGAACGTCCAGTCACGCATCTCTGAGTCTGGGAAGCCTGTGCGGCGCATCCTGTCAACGCGCTGCATCCTCTCGCGTGCCCTGTCCTCTTCCTTGAGCCTTTCCTCCCGCTCGACCTCGCACCTGCACATGCAATACGGCTTGAGTACCCTGCCGCCGCACTCAATCTCGCACTGCTTCGGAGTGTGGCACTTCCCGCAGTAGAGCAGGCCGTCCTTGATGTAGTCGCCCTCCTGCGGTTTATGGTTCTGGACTGCCGCCTTGGCAAGCCCCTCGATGATTCCGCTTGTATCCATATCGATTATCCTCCTTACTCGTTCTTCGGCGCGTACTTGCCGAGTCCGAGAACCTTGTCGACCTCTTCATCGCCGGTGCTCTGGTAGTAGTAATCGGCGTCTACCTTCTTGTCGAATCCGCTTGATGTTTCACGTGAGACGGTGCCCCTATTTGCGTCCCTGTCGCGCCGTGCCCAGTTCCGAATCGTTGCTAGGTGGTTCTTGTAGCTCTTACCACTTGATGCCATGTAGGAGCTGAGCCTTTCGACTCTCTCTTCCCAGTCCGTTGGGAACTCGTCTTTGAGCTTCTCAACGTCTGAGTCTGAGAGAAGGACGTTCTGGTACTCTCCGTACTTGTGGCGCGTCTCTCTCTTTGATTCTTTAGTAGTTGGTTTATTCGTACTTTGTTGTTTAGTACTTAATTGGGGTCCATTCCCCAAGTTGGAATTTACCAAGTTGGGGTTTTCAAAGCGTGGATAATCGCACACAATCCAGACGCATTTACCCATTCTCCCGCTCTCGTCGCGCTCTCTCGTGCGTGATAGGAACCCGGCCACCTCGAGCTCCTTGATTGCTGACCTTATCGAAGTCTGGCCGTCCTTTAGTATCGCTTGCAACCCGTTCTCACTGAACTCCCAATCGTCGGGAAGTGACAGCATCGTGCATAGCATCCCGCGAGCTTTGAGCGACAAATCGCTCTTGAAAACGTCGTTGCTGATGCACGTGTAGTTTTCCTTGTGCTCCTTGCGTAAAAATGCCATTTTGCACCACCTATGAGAAAGCCCCATCACAGGTAGCGGCTGTGGTGGGGCTTTCTATTTTTCATGCCGTGAAGGCTTGAAAACTATGTCATTGCAAGGCCGCTACCCTCGCGTTCTTAAATTATAGCATCAAGACTCCTCGATGTTGATGTGATTTAGGTACGCCATGAGCTTCTTCTTCATCTTGTACTCGGCTGTCTTGAATCCCTTGCAGTCTTCCACGACAACCTTGCCGCCGCGATGGTAAACGAAGTCCGCGACGTACTTCATGCCACGGTATTTCACTCCTTCGCATTCGAAGCTCGGCAAAAGCTCGAACGGAACCTGAAGGCGCAAGTCCTGAATCACGCCCGCTTCCGCCATATCTCTGAGCTTGGTATACCGCTTGGCTTCCTTGGCGCTGTCGAACTCGATGCCGTCTATCTCGGTCTTTTTAGCGTGGTACTTACTTCCCCGTGCTGCCATTGCCTTCACCCTTCCCGAAGCTGTAGCGTGCGTACCTTGTGGGCTGTCCGAAGCGGTTCTTGCTACGCTCCCGCTCCGTGTGTATGTCGTGGCCGTCCTCCTTAAGCTCGAAGATGACCGCCGCGAGCCTTGTGACCCCCAAGTCCTTGAATGCGTCCAGCGGCGTGATGCTTCCGAACTCCCCGATGTAGTCGAGAACCATCTTCTTTTGGCTCATCATCGTTGCCCCCTCTCTCTATGCGTAGTTACGCCCGAATATGCTTATAAATTCATCAATTGTCCATCCGTAGTGCTCCATCGCCCTCTGCTGCGAGACCTCTTGCAGGTACTTCTCGAACGGTCTGTTGAAGTGCACCGCATAGTCGCTCATGTTGTGGGCTTCGGGCGGCAGGAAGACATACAGACCAAGCTCGATTGACTTCTTGCGGTTCGGGCCGTGGAAGACCTCGTGCCGCACGAGCCACGGCTCACGCTCGTCGTACCAGCGAATCAAGACCCCGTGACGCTCGTCGTACCATTCGCCGCACCCGAGAATGCTGTGCTCCTTCATCCCTCGCCATCCACGTACCTCAGCCGTGCGATTTCCTCGCGGGTGAGAACCGGGATGCCCTGCGCCTCGCATTCCTCCCGCGCCCCGTCGATAAGGCGCGAGAACTCCGCCGAATCCATGTGCGAGGAACCCTTGTAGACGCGGTAATGGGTGAACTCGCGCCCGCCAGCGAATCCCGTTCCGATTTCCTCGTAATAGCGAAAGTAGCCGGACACGTCGATGTCGGAACGCACGCTCACGACCTCGAAAGGCGCGTGCTCCCTCAGCATGCGGAAATGAAGCTCTGAAGTCGGTATCCTCAAGACCCTGCCGAGCTGGTTGACCATCGACCAATAGTAGGCGTTCTGTGTCAGCGTGCGCTTGCGCTTGCGCTCCTTGATTTCATAAAGCTGCTCGCCCTTCGGCTGCTCGAAAAGCCAATGGATTATCTCCTCGGCTGTTCCAATCGTGCTACCAATCATCCCGCGTCACCCCCTTCAGATTTGCAACGTCGCTCATCGCGCTCTCGTGGCTCCTGCCAGCGTCCTCCGTCTCGGCAATCGCCTTTGAAGCGCCGCCGCGGCAATTGTCGAGCACATCCAGAATGGCAATCGCATCCGCCCTTGTTACGTTGAACTGCGCGCCCGAAACAAGGCAAACACGCGCCATGTCTCCCCAGAAGTAAATGTCCTCTATGCGGTCTACGTTTACCGCGTGCGTTACACCGCCCTCTACAAGGCCTCTGTTCATGCGTTCTGGCTCATACATTACTGCGAACATCTTTCCGCGTCCTCCCTGATTAGACTCTTTATGTACCACTACATAGGCGAGTGGGCGGAATGCTTCAGAGCACCCCGCCCCGTTTCAGTCTTTAAAAAGGCAAATCCTCGTCGCAGAACTCGGGCTGCGGGGCCTCGGCGTAGGCCTGCCGGGCGTTCCACTGCGGCTCGGGCTGCGCCTGCTGCTGCGGCTGATAGTCCTGCTGCGGCTTGCGGTTCTGCATTAGCTCGATTTCCTGCGCGATGATATCGACCTTGGAATGCTTCTGGCCGTCCTTCTCCCAGCTCGAATAGTGGAGCTTGCCCGCGATTGCGACCTTCATGCCCTTCGTAAGGATGTCGCTCAGCGCCGTGGCGCGGTTTCCAAAGGTTACGCACTCGAAGAAGTTGGGAACGTCCTCCCATTGCCCCGAAGCGTTCTTGCGCCGGTCATTCACAGCGATGCCGAAGCTCAGCACAGGCGTGCCGCTTGCCGTGCTGCGAAGCTCTGGTGACCTCGTCAAATTTCCTACTAATGCAACATGATTAACGCTCATTAGTAGACGCCCCCTTGCCGTTCAGCTCTTCGAGCTTCTTGTCGTATGCGTCCCCCATGATGTGGCGGAAAACGGCGCTGGTGGTCTCATCGTTCCATGTGAGATATTTCCCCGACCAATCGGTGCCCGCCCTGTTGAGCAGGACGTCCTTGGCCATCTCAAGGTCGAACTTCGCCTTCAGCAGATTCTTGTATTCTGCGGTCGCGATTTGTACCATGTTGTACTCCATTTTCATCGTTCCTCTCTATTTGCCGGTTGCGAAGACGTATGCCCTGCAACCCTTCGTATCGTTGTAGATGCTCAGCCCGGTAATCTGGCCGCTCTCGATTCTGACCTTCTCGCAGCGGAAATTGTCATAGCATTGAAAGCGGCCGTTCTTCCCCTGCTTGATGTTGCACTTATCGGCGGGAACCCAGATGAAAGGCGCTGTGTAAAGCTCGCGCCCTATTCCCAGCATGAAACCGGCACGCTTGAATGCGTCCGAGGCGCGCCCCTTCTCGGCTTCCATGTTGGAAGGCGTGCCGTTCGACTGCTTGGCAATCCACTGGGATTTTTCCGCGTCCCAGATTTCGATTGTGCAGAACAGCTCGCCGTTGATGCTCTGGTAGCTGTCGCGCCACCCCGTCATGCCGAAAGTCTCGTCGAGGATGCGCATGTCGCAGCGGCTGTCCTTATAAAGAAGAAGAGCCACGCCCTTCTGGCTGCATTGCGCCACGCGCACCTCGATTTCGTCTGCCCTCAGCTCGCGCATGTCACTTCACCTGAAGGCTCTCGTTGGTGACGATTTCGGCGTGCTCGATTTCGCGCCCGTCGGCAAGAGCCGCCTTGATTGCCGTGCGGTCGGGCGTAGGTTCCTTGAAGGTCAGCAAATCGCAGGCGTTCTCGCGCGCCCATGCGACGAAAGAATCATCGACCTGAACGCTCTTGGCTTTGCGGTAGCTGCAACGGAGCCTTGGAGATTCGAACTTCTGGCCCTTCAGCGCGTAAACGAGAAGGTTCTTGATGCGCTCGGCCTTGTTCTCCACTGCCTTGCGGCGCTCGGAAAGCACCTTTTCCTCGTCCTTGATTGCCTTCGCCTCGGCAACGAGGTTCTTGTAATAAAGGCCCGTGTTCTCAATCTTCTTCGAGCGCTCCATCTGCAAAGCGTCGAAGGACTCTTCGTCGGTAATCTCGCCGGTGTCCGCGTCAACCAGCTTGATGATTGCGCCATCGATGTCGTAAATGCTCATACTCATAACAGTTCGATTCCCTCCTTATTGGTTAGTTCTTTCAATTCTTCGTCGGTGTAGTAGACTGGCGCATCAGGCAGTAGCTCGTTTATCAGGTCATAGAGTGCCACCAGATGCTCCTTAGTGGGTTTATGTCGTTCCGTCCGAATCACCCCCGAAGAGATAGTCCAAGCCGGCGTGGCCGTTTTTCATGGCGATTGCCTGTGACAGCTTGAGCATTTCGTCAAGCCTCCACTCGCTGGAGCCATTTAGCAGCCTGTAGAAAGTCCCAAGGCTTACTCCTGCGGCTTCCGCACACTCGCAAGTGGTCATGCCTGCGCGAGCTATCTCCGCTTTCAGATTGCGATACATACATTGCACCTCCTCATATGTGTTCACGATGCGCACATTCGTGTGCATCTCGTATGGCTCCACTATACACCCATAAATTTCAAATTGCAACACAATTTAGTCAGATTTGCAAAAATTTCTATCAATTTTGCGCACGATTGTGTTTACATTGCAAATCGCACATGATATATTAAAGAGGCGAAATGCACGGAACGATGACGTTTCGACACGAAAGGGGGTTTTACGACATGGCATTTTGCGACAATCTTCGCGCACTTATGAGCGCAAAAGGCGTATCACGTCGAAAGATGGCGGCAGACTGCGGCATCAGCCCATCGGCGGTAAATTCATGGTTCAACCGGAGCGCCGAAAATATCAGCTTGCCGACATTGCTTAAATTATCTGAGTATTTCGGTGTAACGATTGAGGAATTAGTGCACGGCACGCCACAACGGGAGATAACTTTTTCAAACCGGATTTACACCGACAAAGAACTTGAAGAAATACAACTATTTGCACAATTTTTACTACACCGACGAAAGGACTAGATATGCATGGCATACGCGATGTACTTAAGGAAATCCCGCATAGATGAAGAAGCAGGGATAGAGAACACGCTAAGCAAACACGAAACCATGCTCCGCGACATGGCCGCGAACATGGGAATACACATAGACGAAAGACACATATACAGAGAAATCGTATCGGGAGAGAGCATAGACGCGCGCCCTCAAATGCAACGCCTGCTGAAGGCCGTGGAGATGGGACTGTATACCGGCGTCCTATGCGTCGAACTCGAACGCCTCAGCCGTGGAAACGGGGAGGACCAAGCACGCATACTCCGAACATTCCAATTCAGCGGCACGAAAATAATCACCCTGAACAAGGTTTACGACCTTGCGGGCGACGATGAATTCGACGAGGAATTCTTCGAATTCGGGTTGTTCATGTCGAGACGCGAATACAAGATGATTAAACGCCGCCTACTGCGCGGCCGACTGCAAGCGCAAAAAGACGGGTATTTCATCGGCAGCACACCGCCATACGGCTACGGGAAACGCAAGGACGGAAAAGGGTGGACGTTATGCCCTGACCCTAGCGAGGCGCAAGTCGTGCGCCTCATATTCGACCGATACGCAGAAGGCGCAAAAATCAACGACATACTCCGCGAACTGCAAGCTTCGGGCGTAAGGCAACGCACGGGGAACGAATTCACACGAACGAGAATCGGCGAAATACTACGAAACCGAACATACCTCGGTGAGTTGCAAACCAAACGGAAAATAAAAAACCGCCGGATAATCGACGGCGAGATAAAGGAGACATATGTTCGAAACGGTGGTATGGAGTACGTGCAAGGCCGACACGAGCCGATAGTCAGCGCAGACACGTTCGACCAATGCTCCGCGCGACTGAAGACGATGGAGACGCGCACGCGCCACGCGCACACCAACCGCAACCCGCTCGCATCGTTGGTCGCGTGCTCTCAATGCGGCAAGACCATGCAACGCACCAACGGCGCGCAAGCCGAATACCTCATATGCAAGACTTTCGGCTGCGCGACCAAAAGCACGAAACTCGACATAGTGGAACGGCTGACGGTGGACGCCATACAAGCTGAATTGGAACGCCTGACCTACGTGTGGGCGGGATACGAAACAAAAGCGAATGACAACACCAACGAACTGCAAGTCCTAGAGGCAGAGATAGACAAACGGCAGAAAATGCTCGAACGCGCCTGCGAAGCCTACGAAACAGGCATATACGATAGAACCACATACCTGCAAAGGGTGCAAAAGGTCAACGCGGAAAAGGCGGAACTACTCGCACGGCTCGAAACCCTCCAGGACTCCGAACCGGAACACGACCTGAAACGAATCCCGGTACTATCAAAGGCATTGGACGAATACTGGACACTCGACAGTGAAGACCGCAACCGCCTGCTGAAAGGCATGGCGGAACGAATAGAATATGAAAAGACCGAGCGCGGCACGGGATTGAACCCACGCCTGCGCGTAACTCTCAGAATCTAAATGTTTATCATCTTGTGCCAGATTTATAGGGAACGCGATGATAAACAGACAGAGAATATAGACAAACATAGGCGGATAGCGTAGTGCTACCCGCCTTTTTTGTGCTTAGCTTACCCGCTTCCACATGAACACGACCAGATATGGAGGAAGGTTGTTGTGCGGCTTGCCGCCGCCAGTAGCCCCCGTCACGCCGCCTTGGTCAACGACAGCAT